TGCTTTAAAAGAAACAAAGCAATTTAAAGATTATATGTTTAGAACAGAACGTTCTAAATACTTGATGGAGCAAGGTATTCCACTTAATACAGATTCAACATTAAAGGGTCAAACCATATTCTTGGCTGAACGTTGTGCTGAATTAATTCAAACAGATATTATTACAGATAGAACAGTTCTTGATGTTATGGCCTTTACTTTAAATGCTAAATCAATTAGTGAACATGAAAAAGAAAAATTTGAAAAATATGCTTCGGATTTTATTAGGGGATATGACTATATTTTTTATATTTCTCCTTATGGTCTTCCTGTGGAAGATAATGGGGTAAGGGAAACAGATGAACAGTATAGGGATTTAATTGATTTTACTATTACTACACTTATTAAAAGGTATGGTCATAAAGCAGGTAAAATAGAAAAGATATCTGGATCTACAGATGAACGAATCCAACAAATATTGAATATTACTAATCTTTAACATATTTATAATAAAACTTTATTATAATGAAAAAATCTGAATTAAAAAACTATATTAGAGAAAATATTATCTCTACATTATCTGAAGATACTGAAGCAGAAATTGAAAAAACTAAAGAATTAACTTCAGCAATCAAAGATCTTGAAGTAGCTAAAAAAGAAGCAGGTATAGAAGAAGCTAATATTAGTATATCGGATTTAGGAGAGATGGGGTATGAAAATGGAGAAAAGGCATTTGATATGCATTTTGATAAATCCATCTTAAATAATACACCTGATACTAAGGCTTATGCAAAAGGGTTTGTTCAAGCTATTATAGATAGTGCAGGTTCACTTCGTTTAGACGAAAACGAAGATGCAGAACCAACTAAATCTGATATTAAAAAAACTAAAGGTTTAGCTAAAGCAAAAGAAGAATTAGCACTATTAACTCGTGAGATGAAATCATTAGCTAAAAAATATTCTAAAGCTGAAGGTGAAGAAAAAGAAAAATTAGTTAAAGTCTTAAAAGATAAAACTAAATTAAAAAAAGAACTAGAAAGTATTCTAGATAAAAAGAAAATGTAATGTCATCTAAAGAAAGGTTTTTATATTTCGCTGTAATATTTTTTAGTGTTTATTATTTAGTTAATATGTACTCCTCAAATGAGGAAGAATATATCACTGAATATAACAGTAAAATAGAAGCCTTAAATGATAAAATTAATTCTTTACATGATATAAATGAGAACTTAACATTAGAAATTGATACTTTAAATGGTCAAATAATTAAATTAGACCAAAAAATCATCAAACAAGATAGTAAAATAGTTATATTAAAAAGACAAACAAATGAGAAAGTTAATAATGTTGATTCTTTTGGGGATGATGAACTTGAACGGTTTTTCACAGAACGTTATAGACAGTACTTCGATTCAATTAAAAAAACCAATAGTCCGTCTAGTAATTAAGGATTTAATAATTGGAGATAGTTTTAAAAAAGAACTAAGTTTAATAACAACTAAGTATTCTTTATTAGAAAATAAAGTAGTATTAAAGGATAGTGTTATTAATAATCTTAATTTTCAAATAAGTAATTTTAATTCTATATTGTCAACTAAAGGATCCCAATTAGAATTTACTAAACAATTAAACGACAAGTTAAAACTTGAAATTAAAAAACAAAGACTTAAAAATAAAATTTTAGGAGGTGCAGGTTTAATAGCAATCAGTGGTGTAATACTTATATTAAAATAACTGCATGTCAGATTTAAAAAAAATAATACGTCAAGAATACATTAAATGCGCTCAGGATCCTGTGTATTTTATGCGTAAATACTGTTATATACAACACCCACAAAGAGGCCGCATACAATTTAATCTATACCCCTTTCAGGAAAAAGTACTTAAGTTATTTCAAGGTAATGATTATAGTGCTATATTAAAATCTAGACAATTAGGTATATCAACTTTAGCAGCAGGTTATGCCTTATGGTTAATGATATTTCATAAAGATCGAAATATATTAGCATTAGCAACAACTCAAGCAACTGCACGTAATTTAGTTACTAAAGTACAATTTATGTGGGAAAATTTACCCTCATGGCTTAAAGTAAATTCGGCTGAAAACAATAAATTATCTTTAAGGTTAGTTAATGGTTCTAAAATACAAGCTAAATCTTCTAATGCTGATGCTGCAAGATCAGAAGCAGTATCTTTACTAATAATTGATGAAGCTGCCTTTATTGATAATATTGCAGAAACTTGGGCTTCTGCACAACAAACATTAGCTACAGGTGGTGGTGCCATTGTGTTATCTACCCCTTATGGTACAGGTAATTGGTTTCACCAAACATGGGTAAAAGCAGAACAAGGAGAAAATGATTTTTTACCTATTAAATTACCGTGGTATGTCCATCCTGAACGAGATCAAGCTTGGAGAGATAGACAAGATGAATTATTAGGTGATCCTAGATTGGCAGCCCAAGAATGTGATTGTGATTTTAGCACTTCTGGTGATATAGTTTTTTATAACGAATATATAGAATTTTACGAAAAAAATCAAATTAAAGAACCTTTAGAAAGAAGAGGTACAGATCAAAACTTATGGGTTTGGGAACCAGTTGATTATGGTAAAGATTATATGGTTATAGCCGATGTTGCACGAGGAGATGGTAAAGACCATTCAGCATGTCATGTAATTGATATTGAAAGTAATATTCAAGTAGCTGAATATAAAGGACAAATAGGTACAAAAGAATATGGTCACTTATTAATAGGGTTAGCTACAGAATATAATGAAGCAATGTTAGTAATAGAAAATGCTAATATAGGGTGGGCTACTATACAAGTAGCTTTAGATAGGGGGTATTCTAACCTTTACTATTCACAAAAGAGTGGAGTAGTAAGTGCCAATTCGTATTTTGATAAATACCAAGACCATTCAAAAATGGTCCCCGGTTTTACCATGTCATCTAGGACTAGACCTATGGTAATAGGTAAATTTCAAGAATATATTAGTGATAAAGGAGTAACAATACGTTCTAAAAGATTAATACAAGAAATGAAAGTATTTATTTGGAAGAATGGAAGACCAGAAGCACAAACTGGATATAATGATGATTTAGTTATGTCTTTTGGTATAGGGATGTATGTAAGAGATACAGCATTAAAGTTTAGACAAAAAGGATTAGATATGACTAAAAATTCTTTAAATAATATGTCTATAAATAGAACTCCATATCAAGGGGGTTATGGGAATAACCCATATGCAAAAAACCCATATGAACAAAATATGGGGGATAATAAAGAAGACATTAGATGGCTTTTTTAAATTATATTTATAATAATAAAAATAAACTATGGCTGATAAAAGCGTATTTTCAAGGTTAAAAAGATTATTTTCCACTGATGTAATTATTAGAAACGTTGGAGGTAATCAAGTTAAAGTAATAGATAGTAGTAAAATCCAATCCACGGGGGGGTTAGAAACAAACTCTTTAATGGATAGGTATAATAGAATATATTCTACTAATCCTAGTTCCTTATATGGAGCTCAATTTAATATTAATTACCAATATTTAAGACCCCAATTATACTCAGAATATGATGTAATGGACCAGGATGCCATTATAGCTTCTGCTCTTGATATAATAGCTGATGAATCTACTTTAAAAAATGATATGGGAGAAGTACTTCAAATTAGAAGTGCTAATGAAGATATTCAAAAAATATTATATAACCTATTTTATGATGTATTAAATATTGAATTTAATCTTTGGATGTGGATACGTCAAATGTGTAAATATGGTGATTTTTTCTTAAAATTAGAAATTGCTGAAAAATATGGAGTTTATAATGTAATTCCTTATACTGCTTATCACATTGAAAGACAAGAAGGTTTTAACCCTGAAAATCCATCTGATGTAAGATTTAGATATGCTCCAGATGGTATGGATAATTTAAGCTCTGGTATGTATCCTGTACCTGGAGCTAGTAGTGGAAATTTAAAGAATGAAACTGGCATATTCTTTGACAATTATGAAATGGCCCATTTCAGATTAATTTCAGATGTTAATTATCTTCCTTATGGTAGAGCGTATATTGAACCCGCTCGTAAATTATTTAAACAGTATATGTTAATGGAAGATGCTATGCTAATTCATAGAATTTCCCGTGCCCCAGAAAAACGTATATTTTATATGAACGTTGGTTCTATTCCACCTAATGAAATAGAAACTTTTATGCAGAAGACAATTTCTCAACTTAAACGTACAGAATTTCAAGATAATAAAACTGGAGATTATAATTTAAAATATAACATGCAAAACATGTTAGAAGACTTTTACATTCCCATTAGAGGTAATGATACTACTACAAAAATAGAAACTGCACCTGGTTTACAATATGATGGGATTCAAGATGTAGAGTATTTAAGAGGTAAATTGTTTGCTGCTTTAAAAATACCAAAAGCTTTTTTAGGTTATGAAGAAGATATTGAAGGTAAGGCTACTTTAGCTCAACAAGATATTAGATTTGCACGTACTATAGAAAGAATCCAACGAATAATATTATCAGAGTTAAATAAAATTGCTTTAGTACATTTATATACCCAAGGGTATACAGATGAGACTTTAACTAATTTTACTATACAAATGGCTAGTCCATCAATTATTTTAGAGCAAGAGAAAATTGAATTATTAAAATCTAAAACAGAACTATCTCAACAATTGTTAGAACAAGGTTTAGTACCTTCAGATTGGATCTATGATAATGTATATCATTTTAGTGAAGACCAATATGATGAATATAGAGATCTATCTAGAGAAGATGCTGCACGTAAATTTAGATTAGCCCAAATTGAAGCAGAAGGCAATGACCCAGTTGAAACAGGTAAATCTTATGGTACGCCTCATGACTTAGCTTCATTGTATGGACAAGGCAGAATGTACTCAGACCCAGGTAATGTGCCTGATGGTTATAATGAAGATGACCCAAAATTAGGGCGCCCACAAAATTCTATTACTAAAAGAAACACTCAAGTAAGTAACTTTGGTAAAGATAGATTAGGGGTTAGTGGTATGAAAGACAAAGATAAAAATAACTCTGATTCTATACATAATAATTTTAAAGGAGGAAGCCCCTTAGCATTAGAAACATCTAAAACTACTTATTTAAAAAATAAAAAATTATTTGAAGGATTAGATAAAAAACTTTCTGTTTTTAGTAAAGAAAATAAAAAATCCTCTCTATTAGATGAAAACCAACTAAACTCAGTAAAGGAATAAATTTTTTTACATATTTATAAATAAATATATTTTTTGATGAAAATTAAACATTCAAAGTACAAGAATACAGGTATACTTTTTGAACTTCTAGTACGACAAATTACCTCAGATACTTTAAAAAGTAGTAATTCACCCGCTATAGATATATTAAAAGAATATTTTATTAATACTAGTTTAGGAAAAGAATATAAATTATATGAATCTATATTAAAATCTAAAGTATTAACTGAAGGTAGGGCTACTTTAGTTATTGATACTATATTAGATGCATCTACTAAATTTAATAGAAAATCATTAAAAAAGCAAAAATATAATTTAATTAACGAAATTAAAAAACACTATAATTTAGAATCATTTTTTGGTTCTAAAATTTCAAATTATAAGGAATTAGCAGCTTTATATACTTTAATTGAAAATATTAATTCATTTAAAATTACTAATCCTTCTCAATTAGTTGGAAATAAGATAACTTTACTAGAATATTTAACTAAGAAGGAAATTAAAGAAGATTCAAAACAAACTGTACTTAAAGAATTTTCTACTTATAATAAAGATATAAGAACTTTAACTTATAAAGTATTATTAGAAAAATTTAATGGTAAATATGATGGTTTAACTAATGACCAAAAACAAATCCTTAAAGAATATATTAATTCTGTAGATTCAACTCCTGACTTAAGAAATTTTTATAATACTAAAATTAGTGAATTAAAAAATATTTTAGTTAAAGAAACTAAAAATATTAAAGATAAAGCTACTCAAATCAAAATTACTGAGGTATCTAAATTTTTAATTGAATTGAAAAAAACTGATAAAGTTGGAGATAATAATTTAGTTGATTTATTACGTTATTACCAATTATCAAATGAAATCAAGATAGCAAATGGTATATAAGTATTTAATAAAAGAGGCTAAAGTAGGGGATATTAAAACAGATAAAGGAGTAAAATCCACAGTAACATCAATAGACCCAATTACTAAATCTATATCTTGGGATATTGATTATGTTCCTGCATTTGATAGTACTTTTAAAGAATTTACCGAATTAAGAAGATTTATTACTAAATTATCTCGGGATACTAAAGATGAGACAATTGATAAAATTGCAGATGAAGTTACAAATTCCTTCAATAAATATAGAACCCATATTAGAAAAAACTACCCAGAACAATATAAAAAAGCAAAAATTAATGAGTTAGATTTATCCCATCATATGGAGTTAGGTAATGACTGGGGTGAGGTAATATTTTATTTAGAAAAATATGGAACTGATGAAGAAATTGATGCTTATATAACAGCTTTTAAGGAACAAGCAGGGCCTTACTTTGACGATTCTAATTTTGACCACGTTAAAGAATTTCAAAAATGGGTAAAAACCGCAATGAGGACAGATGAAATATCTACTTCAGGGGGTGCAGGTGCATATAATACACCTTATGCTTTTAAATTAGTAAAAAAACAAAAAAAAATTGAAGAAAACAAATCATACGCTAGAATATCTAAACCCCGATTTGTAAAAGACAAAAATAACCCAAACTTTTTAAATGTGTATATTGATTACGATTTAGGGTCTGGTGGTTCATCAATTGCATTAGGTAAAGAAACAATGACGGGTCAAATTCGAAGAGAAAGTGCTGCTAAGGCTATGAAATTAGCTGGTGAGGTAGCTAAAGATTTAGAAGCAAAGTATAATTTAGAAGATATTGAAATAGTAGATTTAGAAAATGGTAAAGTAAGAATATTTGCCGTATCTGATGACTTTATAAATAGGATTAAAGAAAATATAGGAGCAACATTAGGCCCAGGACCTAAAGCAGGTCCAGAAGGAGTAAAAGATAATGCATACGTAAAACAATTTAAATACAAATTAGTTCCAAAAACTAAAAAAGGTACATATGTACAAAAAGGTTCAGGACTTGATGTTAAAAAATTATTTTAAT